CTGCAATACGTATACATATTCAGCCTGGCCGCAATTGCGACTACGATTCTTTTGCTAATTTAGCAAAATAACTTAGAGTATCATCTTCGTTACCATCATCAGCTGGTGGAAAAGATGTATCAGCTGTTTGCATTGTTGGTGCCTCAGCAACTGGAGCTGGTTGAGGAGCATCCATTGAGAAACCTGCATCAATACCTAACACTCTATTGAGTTTAGCTTTTAACTCATCATAAGTTTTATAGTTTTTAGGATCCACAAAATCTTGTAAAGCATATAGTTGACCATATACTTCTGTCAATCTTGTTTCATCACCGTCAAATAAAGATGATGGTGAACTAAATTCTGACTTATCATAGTTTACCCAACCTTCAACTTTTCTGATTTTAATTTTGAAATCAGCGCCTTCCCAGAAATCAAATGGATTTACTGGTTCTTCATCGGCAAATTGTGGTTGCATAACATCCATGATTTTATCAAAGATTTTTTTACCGAACTTATAAAGGAATACTTTTCCTTCGTTCTGTGGATTATCAGGATCAGAAATAACTAAAACATTACTTACATAATGTAGTCTTCTTTTCTGTTCCCTAGCAATAGCTTTATCCTCATCTCTACCAGAGTTCCAGAGTATTGAATTATGTTCAGACACTGGATCAGGTTGGTTAATAGAGGTTAAAGAGTTTTCTATATACCATAGACCAGTAGGACCTTTAAAACCGTGATCCCAATATCTTACCCAAGGAAGATCTTCACCTTCTCTTTGTGGCAAGAATCGAATCACAGCATAACCATTTCCTGCTTTATCTCTGGTTGGTTTCCAAAAACGATCATCATCGTAAGAATTAGATTCGGTTTTTGTTGTGGATACAGCTTCTGCTGCTTTTACGAGTTTATCGATTGATGAGCCTCGCATGCTCTTTAGATTTTCTAGTGACATATATTTCTCCTGTATATTACTGAATTATCCACTTTGTGCATTATATAATAGTTATTATTATACCACATTATTGCGGTTTTGTAAAGGTCTTTTTTAATAAATCAATTGATTTATCTTTATTGAACTTTACGAATGGTTTATATTTCATAATCTTACGATAGATATCTGGCCAAATAATTGTATCAGTTATCTTTTTATTTTCACGTTCTACAAAACCTGTAATGGCATCCAAGATGATTACTGTTTCTAATAGTATATCACCTTGCATCCATAACCGAATGATTAATGGATGATTATTTTCTTCTGCTTCTAAGAGAGAATCAAATGAAACATTCATATCACTCAATTTATTTATATCATTTTCAAACTTATATGAAAGAGATTCCATAATCTTTTTATGATCACGATAATATCTTTCACCACCTTCATTAAGCATATCACCGACATACTTAACATCGTTTTTAAAGTTTGCAATATAAAATTCTTTTAAATCTTTTTCATAAGTCTTTGCTAATTTGGCAAAGAAATATTTATCCTTACGTTTAAAGAATGATGTTGGCTTTATTGAAGTCTTATAGTTATATTTTAAAGCATCATAAGAGTCAGACTCAAAGTGTAGCTTTAAAGCATTATATAATTTATAGGACTCAAAAGGATCATTCATACAGGCAATTTATTACCTTTCTTAGCACGAATAAGATTTAAGCTTGATGCTTCTGCTTCAATCTTTTGCTTAAGAGAATCAGTTAAAAGTTTCTTTAGATTCTTATAATCCAATCCTCTTTGTTCTACAACATAAGCTGCAGCATCAATATAAGTTGTATTACCCTTAGCAACTAGATTCTCCACTGCTGCAGAGAATCTTTTGCGAGTCATAATTTTTTCTTTAATAGGATCAGTTGTCATTATTCAAATGTCCTTAATAGTATACAATCGGCATTTATTCGCCCATTGGGTTTACTTATTTTTGTAGTAATATCATCCCAAATTTTATTAATTTGAAGTTCAGTTTTATTTAATATCATTGGAAGAATATCATCTGGTTTTCTTAGAGTTGCAGTTCTACTTAACTCTGTATCAAAGTTCTTTAAGGTAGTTCCACTTACCTCAAATCCTTTTGTTGCAGTTGTTACATACTCAGTTAACTTACGCTGTTTAACATTATACACAAATAGCTTTCTTCTACCTGGAATTAGAATAGGATTAATAGAAACTAATTTTGCTTCAACATCTTCTTCTTTATATTTCAGATTTCTTACTTGTACATCTGAAGCTTTTGGCTTTTTAGCTCTTGGCAATTTGGTAGCTTTAAATCCATCTTTCAAACGATCAAGATCTGCAAAAATACTTTTCATTGTCTTCATCATCTGTTTTAGATCAGACTTTTTGACATGAGAATAGTTTTCTATAGCTTGTTCACAGGTTTTGTTATATGCATCTGATATGACATCATATTCAAATTGAATAAATTCTCTAAACTTATTAATAACATTACCCTTAAGTCCATTAGTTTTCCATAGTTCATAAAGAGGAAATTTAATTTTATAATTTCCATCCATCCATTGATCAACTACTTGAATATCCCAATCCATATAGATTGTGTCCATCATACGATTATATGCTCTTTCTGCAGGAGTTGGTGGCTTTGGTTTATCTTTTTCTTCAGCTACTTTTTCTGCTATAATTAATTTAGCATCTTTCAACAATTGATCAAATATTTCTTTATGCCAAGCAATTTCGCTTTCGGTATATTCATAACCTCTTGCCCATAATTGAGCACTTTTAGCGACTTTAATAAACTTCCAATCTTTAAGCTTTTTAAGTTGAGTAATTTGTTTTTTAGTATATCCAATATGTGCTGCATAAGCCATTATAGCTGGAATATAATCTTTTGATTTATAAAAATATTTATACCAACCAGCACCTTTTGACCATGCATTGGCTCTTTCAATTTCTCTTAGTTCTAATGTCTTTTCATAAAAATGTTCATTGCCCCAGTGTTTAATATCTAAACTAACTCTTTTCTTTTTAAGCTTTTTTCTTAATTTATTCTCTTCCATAATTTCTCCATGGTG